GTTAGAAGAGCATTGAGGTTTTTAATGTGTAATTGACGGTCATACGTCGCTATAACTCTCTTATCCTCCTCGATACGGTCGATTGCTCTCTTTATCTTATCCTTCCTTATCTGCCTGATGCCATTGCTTTCGCTCGCCTTATCACTACTGCCAGGATACGCTGCTCTGTATGCTTTACTTGCAATATGGCCATTCTTGCAGTATTCTTGTACGAAGTCTAACTGTTTATTGCTTAGTTTATTTTTATCTATTGGCATTTTTATCCTTGTTTATAGTCTTTTAATAGTGATAGAACCCCGTATTTCTACGGTATTGCACTTATTTTATTATTATTCCTGTTTTTTATTTGACAAGCTGCCGATATATGTTATGTTTGTAATTATAAGTTAATTATTGTTTAATTAAGTGAGGTGATTTTATGAAGACAAGCCAGCAATTACACGATGAGGCTGTCAGTCGGAAACGGTCTCTACAGATGAAAATACGCATGAATACCGTCTATTTATACAAAAACAAAGCTAAAAGGCTTTTAATTATTGAAGCTTGCCAAAAAGAGCTTACCAGTTTAATCATACCACCGATTATAACACAAACCGTCGGTTATTCTTTCAGCTATAAAACAGGTAGTTATATCGGAAGCGTATACAATCCAGATTTACAGGAAGCTACCCAAGAAGCTTGCGAATACGAAAACTGCGAACCCTGCAATATTAAAAGCGAAGCTATAACCGCTTATGTGTAAATCAATACTATTTTTTGAAAGTGAGGTGAAATTATGGCAACTGTTATTAAAGCTAAAACTCGGATCACGAAAAACGGTTTTGTTGGCTATTGTGTAATATTTGAAGGCAGTCGTCGCTTATGGCAAGAATCGTCTGGTATTACACGCATTGACTGTATAGACGCAAAAGATGACGCTGAACAGCTCAAAAATAACCTATTAGCACAAATAGCATAGTTTAACCTTTTGCCGAGCGTATCCACGAGGTATGTTCGGTTAAATGTTAGTCAATACTATTTTTTGAAAGTGAGGTATTACCATGAAAACTGAAACAAAAAACAAAATTGAAAAAAACAACGCCGAAATTAACGAAAGCCAGGAATTTTTAGATTTAACCAGTTCGTTTGAGACAGGTGTTAGTAATCTAATCTTTCGCAAACTTCAGAATCATTCCCGAATGGAGATAGATTTATTATTGGCACAGTTGAAGCTCAATAATCTACCAACCGTAGATTCGATTGTGGAGTGCTTTTGGAACGATTTTAATTGTAAGTGAGGTGTAAAAATGAAAACAAAAAAAGTAACAAATTGGACTTATGAATATTGCGAATCAATGGCAGCCGATTGGCACGATGCAGCTCAGGTTATCTGTGATAATCTACCGGAAAACATTGACTGCCCGACAGATGCTGAATTATGGACAATAGTTAAAAATATCTGCAAAGAAAAGGGTTACGATATTAAATACATGCCGGAATCAATCTCTTTCACGCCTGTTTTTGGTGAGGCAAAAGATTAATGGATTTTAGAAAAATAGTTATCACTGAACTCAAGCGGCGAAATATGAGCAAACATCGACTGGCCCAGTTGCTGGATGGTAAGATCAGCCGCACGCACATTTACGAATGGCTGGCCGGCAAATATGATATCACTGCAGAAAAACTTGCTGTTATCCTTGAAGTTTTGGGGATCAAGGTTAAAAAATAAGCGTTATTCCGTCGTAAATGCAGCTTAAAAGCCCTTTTCAGGGCTTTTTTTATATGCAAAAAAATTTTAAAGTACGTTCCAGAATCTGGAACGAGGAGGGTTATATACATTTCTTTTTAATTGCAAAATACCGGTATGAGTATGACTTATGCAGAACAACTCGATCAGGTGCAAAAAACAATAACGGTTATAGAAACAACCGGTCAGGAATACACCATGAGCGGTGTCACTTACAGATATGCTGATTTAGAGACGCTTTATAAAAGGGAATCGCGGCTTTTGGCCAGGATCGACAGGAAGAATAACGGGGGGCGGACAGTTGCGGAATTCAATTAAAAAAACCGTTACTAAAACTTATCAGCGAAATAAACAAACGCTGAGCCGGTTCAGTATTGAAAGAGCCGCGACAAAGGCCTCGCAAAAAGTCGACAAATTCATCGGTATATTTTCACCTAAGACAGCATACAAACGCCAGGCTTTCAGGTTTGCTTATGATGCGATAAAAAAGAGCCGGCTGAATAAAAGCAGGGGCACGATTTCAGATGCGACAGAGGATGCTCTTTTATCGGAGTTCGATCTTGCTGAATTTCGACTGATCGGGCGGGACATGAGCAGGAACAACCCGATCGCGGTTGGAATGCTTGAGACTGAGGCTGATGAGATTATCGGTAATGTCTTAAAGATCAAGCCGGACACCGGCAGTGAAAGTCTCGATGCCGAGATCGAGCAGGCCTGGAAAGAAGAGGTTTTGCAATCGCCGGTTGATGTAAAGGGTGAGTGGAACTTTTTACAGGTATTGCGGCAGATATTTACAGCTTATCGGAGAGATGGTGACTGCGGCTGTATTTTTACAGACGATGGCTTGCAAATAATCGAGGGTGAGCAGATAGGGACACCAATCGGGAAAGATGAACCGCTTTTTAAAATAATTAACGGTGTTGCCAGAAAACCTAACGGCAAACTCTTAGGCTATTATGTAGGCAAGCCAACAAAATATGGTTATATCGAGATTGGCAGTTATAAAAAATATGATGCTAAAGATATGCACCTGATGTACTGGCCGTGGAGATCGAGCCAGTCGAGAGGGATCCCGGCCTTAACACCATCTATAAAATTCATGGATAATCTTTATGGATATCTCGAAGCGGAACTCGTAGCTGCAAGGGTTAACGCCTGCAATTGTATGTTCGTTGCAAGAGATGGTGAGGGCATGCCGGACGGATGGACAGGAGGATCGAGTCCGGAGGGTGTTACTGATGATGGTAAACGGATCGAAAAGATGGAGCCGGGGACAATTATTTATGGTCAGCCGGGGGAAACGGCAACGGGGATCACACAGACCAGGCCGGGGAACATGTTCGATCCATATGTGAATAAAATGCTGAGCTTTATAGCCAGGCCCTTGTCCCTGCCTTTGATGCTGGTTACTCTGGATTTTTCGGGGGCAACGTATATGAACGCCCGTATCGCAAACCAAATTGCGAAAGAAAACTGGATCCGCCAGCAGGAATTCATAATTAAGCCATTCGTTCGTAAATTTTATAAAAAATGGTTAGCTAAAAAATGGCCGGATGCAAAAACAAATAATTCGATATTGTGCCGAAGATGGCCCTATGTTGACCCTGTCAAAGAAGCGGCAGCAGATAAGATCGAGTTGAATGATAACAAAACGACTTCACCACAGGAAATCTGTGCAAGAAAAGGTGTTGATTTTGAGGATGTTTTGAAACAAAGAAAAGAAGCCGGGTTAGATAACGATAAAGACGAGGCTAAAAATGCAAGCAAATAAAGATAAAAATCAAGCTCCGATCAATCAATGCCAATTTGATAATATCGGAAATGTAACCTTTGCTGAAAAAGGTAAGGATTATGAGTTCAATATCATAGGATATAGTGGTAAAGAGATTAAAAATCACTGGTGGTGGGGAAATCTTGCGTTCGATATGACCGGTTTAAAATTTGCAAAAAAACCTACCCCCATTTTAATGGAACACAGCCTGAGCAGTCGACTCGGTTTTGCGAAAGAACAAAAAATCGAAGACCAGGTTTATGTAAATGGTGACTTTCTTGAGAACCAAATCGCCCAGGATATAAAAAACGATATGAAAAAAGGTTTCCCGATGGAAGCGTCGCTATCGCTGGTTCCGTCGGTGATAGAAAATATTGAAGATGGGGAAACAGTAGAGGTTAACGGATTTAAGCTTAAAGGTCCTGGTACGGTTTTTCGTAAGGCGATAATTAAAGAGGTCAGTATGTGTGTATTCGGTGCTGACAGCAGTACAAGTTCAAAAACGTTCACCGACGGCGATGAGCGATATCAATTTTCAATTATTAATAGTGGAAAGGAAAATGACATGAGTGAGAAAATGACAGACTTGACGCTTGAATCATTTGCCGCCGATTACCCTGAACTCCACGAACAGGTCGCGGCAAAATTCAAAGCTGAAGGTAAAACAGAGGCTGAAAAAGGCTTTAACGAAAGGATCGCACAATTTGCTGGCCAGTTCAGTAAAGATCCGGAGTTTTGTATGCAAATGCTTAAAGACAATGTCAGTTTTGCTGATGCTGTCAAAAAGCAGGCTGAAAATCTCAAAAAGGCCGAAACGGAATTTGCTGCTAAAAGTCAGGAGTCAGGTCAGCAGACTTCGACGGAAAAAGTCGATGCGGCTGAGCAGGCATTCAGCGATGACAAGGAACCTGTGACAAAGGACGATTTGGCAAAGTCGAAATTTAACGAAAAGACGGCGACGAAAGATGAGCTGATAGCTCACTTTGCTGAAGACAAAAAGCTGCAGAGTGAATTCGTAGATGCAGAGACTTACGCTGCTGCTATTCTTGGCGACAGAGGGGAGATTTAATTATGGGAGCGAAAGATCCAAAAATCACCGAGCTCGAAGGCCAGGTTACAAATCTGACTGAGGAGCTTGAAACAGCCAAAGCTGAAATCGCAGATCTGACTGGAAGGTTAGAAGCTGAAACTACAGCTAAAACAGACGCTGAGAATAAGCGTAAAAAAGCCGAGAATGAACTTAAAGCGGCTGAGGTCAGCAATGTACCCAAAAACTTCAAAGGGTTTATTATTCCAGTTGGTGATCCCTACGTCGATGGGGTTAAGCGGTTTCTGAACAAAACCGAAAAGGTCGGTAAAATCAGCGGAGATTTGTGTGTTAGATATAGCAGCAAATACGCAGAGAAGGTTTTGAAGAATTATATTCTCAGAGCTTCAGGAGCTGAGGATAACAAGCGTGTAGCATGGGCCCAAGAAGAACTTAAAAAAGTTTAAGAGCCCAAGAAAAACTTAGAAAAGTTTAAGAGCCAAAGAAAAAAGAAATTTAGGAGAATTTAATTATGGCACTTTCAGCTAATACAGTACTGACAGAAGAAGTCAGTAATCAAAATTCGATCCCGGCAGCGGCTTCTGCAACGCTTTACGAAGGAGCGATGATCGGGGAAGCAGATGGTTACGGCAGGGCACTTACTGCCGGCGATAAGTTTTTAGGGCATAACATCGCCGCAAAGGTCGACAATTCATCCGGTTCGCCTGGCGATAAAAACGTTACATTGAAAGGTGAAAGATACCGAATGCAGGTATCGGTTACCGGTCTGTTAATTACCGATGTGGGCCAGCCTGTATATGCGTCTGATGATGCTACATTGACTATGATTGGAGCCTCAACTTCGGCTGCCTATAGTTATGTCGGTGTTGTTAAACGCTATATTTCATCCGGCGTTGGAATCGTTGAGTTCAGGCCTGGCGAAGAAGATGAGTTCGGCAATAATGAGAACCGCATCCTGAAGTCTGATAACTACTCAGTTTTGACGGCAGACAGTGGTAAGGTCATTTATGTCGGTACAGACGCTAAGGTGATGACGCTTTTGGCGACTGAAGCAGGGATTGTTGTTACGTTTGTCAACGCAGGGGCCGATGCAGCAGTTTTGCTTTGTATCGATCCAAATGGGTCAGATTTAATTCTTGGTGGATGCGGACTGGCGGCAGGCGGCGATGGTAAGAAAGCTAACAATACCAAAACGACCGCAAAAAGAGGGGACTATATCACATTACTCGGTGACGGTTTAACAGCTTCTGGCTGGAGAATCGTTGCAAAACGCGGTACTTGGGCCATGGAATCGTAAAAAGAACGAATTGAAAAATTAACAGTGGGTTTAAAAGGACGGCAATTGGGTGCCCAATCACTTGGTTGTCGTTTTTTTATTGCCCCCCAAAAAGAAAAGTCAGGAGAAACAAAAATGGAAAATATTACAACCAGAGCGGTTATGGGAATGTATTACCTGGCCCTCCAAAACGCATTTGAGAGCAGTTGGATAAGCAAACTAAGTAATTACTTTAAATCCGACCAGGCTCAGGAGATTTATGCATGGCTCGGTCAAGCGCCGGGGATGCGTAAATGGACCGGGGCGAAGCTGGCAAAGAAGCTGAAAGAAAGTGGTTTGACTATCATAAATGAGGACTTCGAGGCTACTATGGCGATCGCCATAAAAGACCATCGTCGTGATAAAACCGGTCAGATTAAAATCAGAATTGCCGATCTTGCAAGAAAAACTGTTCAGCACTGGGAATCATTGCTGACAACTCTGCTTATAAACGGAACCGGATCTACAAGCGGGCTGGCTTATGATGGTCAGTATTTCTTTGATTCGGATCACGTTGATGGCGAAAGCGGGACATATATTAACCTGCTTACTGCAAGCCAGGTTGCAGCTCTTAATGTCGGAACAGCAGCAGCTCCGACCGCAGCAGAGGCTATCAAAGCTATATTGGGTGTTATCGCTTATTTAATGACCTATAAGGATGATACCGGTGATCCTATCAATAGTGGTGCCAGGGAATTTTTGATCATGACATCACCAACAATGTTTACATACCTCGCTCCTGCGATAGTGAGCCCACAGATCGACAGCGGGCAAACTAATGTTCTTAACGAGCTCAAAAAGAAGGGCTTTACTATCGATCTGGAAATAAATTCGAGGATGACTTACACGACTCAGTTCCAGATTTTCAGAACTGATGCGAATCTTAAGCCGTTGATCCGACAGGAAGAAGTTAAGCCCAAACTGAAAACGTTAGGCGAAGGAAGTGACCATGCGTTCAATGAGAACGAATACCTGTATTCGGTCGAGTCGAGCAGGAACGTCGCTTACGGCATGCCTCAATTCGCAGCTATCGCCACATTCAGTTAATCAAGATAATTGTTTTTGTTGATTATTGCCGGGCGGTGTAAAAGCCGCCCGGGGATAATGGTTAGGAGCATGGCAGTGGGTTTTTCTGATCAAAATAAAGCTAATGTTGCCGCAATAATAAGCGATGATATGCCGGGGGTTATCTCAATTACATACACCCCTGATGGCGGC